TTACCCATATATCCTTTCGCTGGAATCTGTTGTAAGTTTGGATTGCTCATAGAAAATCTTCCGGTGACCGTCCCTCCTTGATCAGATCTAATCTGATTTATATCTGCATGTATTCTTCCATTATGAATGTATCCTTTTAATCCTTCAATAAAAGTATTTACAGCTTTGTCAGCTTCTCGGGCTTTCGACACCATTCTTAAAAATCTATTTGAATGTGTTTTTAAATAATCTTTTGGAAGTTTAGGCATTCCAGATTTAGGAGTCTTTTCATAGTTTGTTATTTTTTCATTACGTAATAAATTTTTTATAGAGTTTGCAGCCCACAATTGAAGAGTTACTCCAGTGTGTTTTTTTATTATATTTAAAAGATTGTCTCTTCTAAATTTTAATTTTTCTCCAAGACTTTCAAGTTTTTGGGTATCTATTCTAACTCCATTTTCTTTCATTTCAACTAAACAAGGAAATAATCTTGTTTCTAACTCAAAAATCTTTCTACAAGTTTTTTTTTCTTCATGTACTTTACCGTTTTTATCTTTAATTTTTTTAATGTATAATACTTCGTCTAATTTTTTATCAAACAACTCCCATAATCTTAAAGTTAAATTAACGTCTTGTTTGGCATATTCTTTTACTACTTTAGATGGTAGTTTGTGCATGTTAGACATAGGATCTTTTTGCATACCATTTGACCATGTAAAAGTTTTTTCTTGCAGATCATATTTATATTTACTGTCGTCAAGATAGTCTTTAGATAAATTATCTAACGAATATTTAAATCTATTTTCATCAATTACAGACGCGGCAATCATCGTATCGACAATACGACCTTTTATTTTCTTACCGGTGACTGCTTGAAGCCAACAAACATCATATATTGCATTATGAAATACTTTTGTAATGTTTTCATTCTGTAAAAGTTTTTTATTTATTTGATTCCAAAACTCTTCAAGTTCTTCTCCTTCCACAGTAGTGTCAGAGTGATTTAATGGAAAATAAACCGTGTCTTTACCTGTTGCAACAGCAACTCCAGTTATAAAACCATCACCTTTTATTGCACCTGACCCTTTTGTTTTTAAGTTAGGATCATATGTTTCTATATCAATAGCTACTGTATCTATACCTTTTAGATCTAAATCTTCTGGAGTATTACACATCATTTATTTCCCGTGAGTTTGATTTTTCTTTGTCAGGATAATCTCTTTCTATTGCCATCTGACAGTAATGAATTGCTTTTTCCAAATCTTTCTTTTGTCCTTTCTGCTTGTGTCTACATAAATATTTTATAGCGTTGCCTTCGGCAAAGGGCAAATTATTTTTATTGATAAATTCTGAAGGTTGTATAATCATGTTTTTATAATGATCTCCTCCAATTTGTTTTTTATAAACATCACTCATTATTCTAAATAATATCTTCTGTTCGCTTGTATTCCAGCTAAAGACAACCTTCCGGGAGAAGAACTCCCTATGCTCCAACAATCATTCCTCCCTCTACTATAAGCCGTGTAAGCTAATCTTAGTGGTTCATCTCCACGTTCTGTATAATAAACTGATAAATCAACTATCCCATTATCAAAAGTTAAACCTTTAACTTTGTGAATTGTGTCATGTTGGACTCTAGGCATTCTTTCCGTGTCCATTCCATTAGCTAAAACTTTTTTAATAAAAGGTATTTTAGGAATTAAATCTTTGTAGGTTAAAACTTCTGAAAAATTTTGATATTTTTTAGTTTCAGGAACAATAAAACCCCTATCTATTAACTCTTGAATATTGTACTCTTTATCAATTAAATCTTTTTTTAAAGTCTCAACAGAACCTTTACCACGAACTTTTACTAATTTACCCATTAAAGGCCAGTAATCCATTATTTGTCTTTTTGAAACTTTGTCATTTAAAAAATTTTGCCACGTTTTAAAACACCTAAAATGTCCCCTGGAGACGTGAGGGTGGTCATTTGATACAAGTTTATAATCAATACCATTTTTTTGAAGAAACTCGTTTATCTTTTTGTGAGTAGGGTTTCCCCTGTATGTGAACAAAAAAGTTTCATTTGTGTTTAATATTTTTTCAATTAAAATGTCACTTGCTATACATGATTGATCTAAACTAGGAATCCAATATGATTTTCCTATTATTTCTTTAGAATTAGGATCATTAGGGTTTTCTTTTGCTGGAGTCCAGACTCTTTCTGCATAAACACCCCATTTTTTCCAGACAGGTAATATTATCTTTTTACATATTTGATTTATAGTCCTACCACATCTTAAACCTTCAGTAAGTTCATTAGCCTTTGACTCTTTTGTGCTTGCTAATTTATAAAAATAATTGGGATCTGATCCAGCATATTCATGAATAGTTTGATCGGCATCACCTACAAAAATAAATCTTTTTGCAAATGTAGCCGCTTTTTGCAAAGCTTTTATTTGAGGTTTACTACAATCTTGAGCTTCGTCTACTATTAAAATATCTATGTCTGTTGGAGTTTCTGCATGGAAAAGAAAATTATCTATCATATCTTCAAAAGATAATTTTTTATGGTCTTCTCTAAACTTATCATATCTCGTTTTCAATTTCTTTAAAGTATGTAAGTTATAAGGTTCATATCGTTTTGCATCACATACCGCCCAGTAGGCATCGAAAGTTAACTCTTTCCCATGTGCATGAGAACTAAATTCATAAAGCGGATGCTTTTCCCATGACTTGAGTTTATTCCAAAACTTCATTTCTACATTTTCACTACAAAACTTTTTATGTTCTTTATTTTCATACTTTTGTAAACGTACATACTCTCCTCTAAAATATGAATGTATAGTACAAATCTGGTCTTCCAATTGTGAATCTGGTACATTTTTTAATTTTGGTAAATTATCAACAGCTTTTATAATTTCTTTTGCTGCGGTTCTTGTATGAGATAAAACAACTATTCTATCCCAAGGATACTTTTGTAAAAATTCACTGTAGCTATTCTTCAACCATCTATGAGTTTTACCAGTGCCTGGTGGTCCCGGTACAAACTCTGGTATTTTTTTATTATTCATCTATTTTTCCTGCTTGATTTTCTATAACCACAGATTCCCCTTCCCAAATTATTTTTTCATTATTAATTCTTTCCCCTTGTATTTTCCAAGAAGAACAAGATTTTTCTTTGTATTTTCCATGATAGGTCTTTGCTTTTAATATGTTTTGCACTTTCATGACGAGATCAACTCTTTCCATATTGACTCTATTTTTTGTTAATTCTTTCTCAAAATTATTTAAATCAAACTCAATTGTTAAGTTTTTTGTATTGTAGAATGGAAGTTTATGTATAAAAAGCTGTTCTTTATCTGTATAAACTCCTTTCGTGTCTAAATAATCCAAAAACATTCTTTTAAATTTATAATCATCTTCTGCCTCTTTCACATAATCTTTTGATTTTTCTCTCGTGTTAAATTTAGCAATCATCATTGACTCAAATTCTTTTACTTTTTGTCTTGGGAGCCACGCACGTGCTTGACTCATCGCTGCGTCATAAAATAGTTTTGGATTCATAAGAGTTGCTCCCTCAACTATTATTCTTCTCTTAAATATTTTGTCTTTTTCTGGAACATTTAAATATACATAATATCTGTCTGCTCCATACTCCACAATCTTTTCAATCATGTCGTTTGAAATTTGATTTGTCATTTCTTGAAATATTCCAATCCAATTAAACAAACCTTGTATGCTTCTATGACTATATCCTGTTAACTCTGAAATTCTATTTACACCAAACTTTTTCTTTGCTTTTCTAGCGGACGTTCCTTTGTTTGATCTTTCTTTAGCATCATCATTAGCTACTACTGCAAGTCTACTAATGAAATCATTTATTTCTTGATCTGTCCATTCAGAATTGTTTACTAGAATACCTGCAATCGCAGTACAGTATTCATCTCTTTTTCCTTGACTTGGATATATAATTGTTAAGGCTGCTGATAATGCTACTTTACCAATGTCTAAAAGTAAATTACCTTGATATTCTCTAATCTCTTCAAATTTTTCCCACCTAACGTTTGTTTTTGATTTACTATGTAAAGAACCTGGAACTATGGTGTATCTTTTTCTTTCAGTTCTTAATTCACATATCATTGCACCATGTGGGAAATCTTTGTAGTCTCTCTTAAATTCTTCGGGCAAACTAAATTGTTTAAATGGAATATTATTTTTATTAGACCAAAGATAGTGACTGGAAGGATTACCTTCTCTTCCAAAAATTGCACCACAGTCGTTAACGTAGTAGTTTATAAAATTTTTTACAAATTCATTATCGATATCAAGATCTATATCTTGATCAAGTCTTAATGCTATTTCGGCTGTTTCGTGATCTCTTTCCCATATATCTTTCTCTATTTTAAAATTTTCATCGGTATACTTTTTAACTTTAGGTATACCTTTAAGACAAGGTATAATAACCCTTCCTAAATCTAACCAATCTTTATAATCTATAGGTTCTTTGTTCATATTTTATTTTCACTAAAAATGGGCGAGTTAACTCTCGCGCTCTCGCCCACTCCCCGAGGAAATTTATAGGTTAAAAGATGGTTTTTTTTGCTCTTCATCAGATCCATGTTTAACTTTTACTAAACCCCTGCTGTTTTTTTCAGCAAAACTTTTAGCAATTGCATAAACACCTTTATCTGAAACCGGACCAACTTTAGATACATCCCATCCAAACCATGTTCCTTTGTCATTAGACATTTGAACAGTTTTTAGATTATAAATGTGGCTATATGTTGGCGGTGTGAATAAGCCCTTTTTACCCGGAAGCTTAAGACCCATCATCATTGAGTTCCATTTACGACTAATCTTTAATTGAGTAGCCTTCATAGATATCAACGCTGTTGATGGAGTTTTGCCCATAAGAATCACAAAGTGACTAGCAGTATTTTCCAGATAATTACCATTAGGTAATCTATCCTTCCAAGATTTATCACGAGTAGTTGTACTCACGATATCACTATCTGCACTATGGATTGCTACAGGAGCATTTCCAGATTGACCTCTGTCTTGCCACTCGACATATTGTCTTTCATAATGGACTGGTATAACGTCTATACCTTTTGATCCATCATAAAGCTCTTTGGTCACACTATTTACAATCATTCCAGGTTCTGCTCCGCTAATAAACTTGGCATTTTGTTTATTAACTTCTGGAGATAATTGTCCTAAGACTTTCAGAAATGGTAACGCAAGATCTTCTTGCGTAATATTCTGAGAGCCAGCACCTGCATCATCTTCTAATGTATTCGTAGACAACGCACCTGCATTTTCTTTTTTAGCTATGCTTGTTTCTTGGTTCATAGTTATTGTTTCCTTTTTATTGTTGTTTTATTTCCAACAAATATGTTGAAAATTTCCGTTGGCATTTCTTTACCCGCCTCGATACGCTCACGGACTAGCGCTTTCAGAGTCATGGGCTCAACCTTCAACTTTTGTGTTGGTTGGAACCCACGCTCGTGTGCAAGAGCAGCATAATCAGCTGCCTTGTTATCTTCGTTACGACCAAAAGACACGGATATCTCGTTTTTGATTATGTCTCCTAGTCCATTGTTACGAAGCCAGTTAAAAGCCG